AACAACTTGGCTGCGGCCCTCTTCCTCATTGCCAAACGGCTCGCCGCGGTAGTATTGCGTCGCCGTGGCGCGTACTGGAGAGATCCAGTTGTCGATGTAGTCGATCGCGTCCTCGATCTCCTTGCCGACAATGCCCTGCAGCTCGGCGTCGTCCATCTGGTCAGGGTTTAGCTCGGCTTCGATCTGCGCCGCGAGTTCGTTGATTTCGTAGTCCATCACTTAGACCCTTTTTGCTCTTGCTCTGCTTTTTTCTTTAGCGCAGCCGCAACTCTTGACGGAAAGTCTCTTATTATAGTCATCTGTTTTTATACCCTAATCTCTCGACTTCACGCAAAAGGTCATTTTGCGCGCTCATATAATCAGTTCGACGTCCACCGAATTGATTTGCAAACGGGCCATGGTAATCCGGATCTCTTACCATAAACACGACGTCCGGCTTGCCTTCATTAAACTTCTTGTTTGCTGTCATAAAGGCATCGACAGCCTCATCACCAATTTCTGATCTAAACAAGTCTTCATCAAACGATGTTCTTGAAACAGGACGGAAACCGTTTTGCGCGTAAAGTTTCGTTAATTCAGTGTCAAATGCGTTCAAGAAAACGCCATTTTCCTTGTCATAGTTTAAGGCCTTGCCTGCAAAGCCTTTGATCTTCGAATTTTTATTTTTAACAAGAGATGTTAGCTCCCCCTCTGGAGTTATGGCAAAACCACCATCGCCATATGGAGAAGCTATCATCGCTTTATTTTTGTATCCTTCCGGAGGGTAAACGTCGACCTGTAATCCTATTGGCCCCTGCGTGTCTTGGGCCTCTTTTAGCATATTACTGAAATATTCGCGAGATTGCGGGCTTTGCGTTAACTCCACAAGCTCAGGTGATTGCCGCGCAGATCTGTAAGCATTTTTTAGAACTAAACCAGAGCCAACAGCGTCCAATAAACTAAATGCGGTATTTGCAGCCGCGCTCCCATAATCACCGCGTGATACATCCTTCACGGCTTGCCCAGCAGACATCATACCAGCAGTGACCGGTGTCACATTAGCTAACCCACTAGACCCAGTGAAACGCATCAACGCGTCACCCTGCGGATACAGCCTTCCGCCAAATAAATTTTCCGCTGATGTCTGCGGAATAATTTTACTAAACAGATCCACCATGTTCTCACTAAAAGTGGTCTGACGTGGTCTTATACTTGGGCGAGGAGGCGCGATTTCTTGTCCGCCATAATACAAAGAGCCATCAGGGCCAGTGCGCCAGTTTAATCGGCGATCCATTAAGGAATATATGTCACTCATCTGGCCTCTCTTCAGTCACTCGAACTTTATACATCGGTAGAAGATCATTCTCGTCGCCCAAGGTTTCAAGAATTTCAATTTTAAAATTTGGGTTAGTCTCTAAAAGAGATTTACCAAAATCATTCATTTCGGTTTCATAAACGTGTGTGCTCATTTCTCTAATCCCTCCAAGTAATCGAGAATGCTCATAAATTGTCCCTCTGGAGGCCTCACAAACTCCGGAACAACAGGATTGAATTGCGTGTAAACATTTGGTCTAGCTTTGCGGTTTTGTAGGCCAAGATATTTTGCGACTTTTGCCATATTCATAGCTTCAGAAATAATCAAGTCAGATCGTTCCCCGTCAGGGATGTTAATTTTATTAGTTGATAAAATGTCATCAACTTTCTCAATCGCTACTGGCAAAAAGCGATCCGCATCCTGACTAATGTCATAAAAGCCCTCAACCGGCTGACGCGTCGTGTGGATCGCATCACCTAGACCGCGCTCTTTTTTATATCCCTCAGATGCCCAATAGCTTTGAGGTGGGTAAGGATCATAAAACTCTTTTGGCTCTTGACGAAATGGCGTTGTTCTCACCTTTGAACGCGCGAGTGAAGCCTCTGCCCCGCGAATATTGGGGTTGGTCAGATGCTTCATGGGATCGACGACTGGGCGCACTTCATCTGAGAAGTGTAATAAGTCAAGCAAACCACGCGCGTATTTTAACGGGTTAGCCATCAGGAACCGTCACCTTCTAGCGTTGAAAAGTAATTAAGAATATCGCTTGTCATCGGAGCCGCCGCGCCTGCACTAAAAATTGGAATGCTACCGCGAACCATCATTCTAACGACATCTTTTGGCGGCAGACCGGTGACTGCGCTGGTGCGTTCGATCGCTTCATTCACAAACTGGATCATAGGCTTTCCCTCTTTCCCAGTTCCACCGTGCCAGACTACTTCTTGAAATTTCATAGGCGTTACGCCTTTTTTGTCAGCAAGCTCCATGGCGACTTCTTCGACAGCTCCATATGTCTTTGGCGTTGGCACTTGCATATTGTATCCAATGGTCATCATCTGCTCATCCATTGTCGCACGATCGCCGGCGCCTTGGAAATTTGTAGAAAAGTTAAAACGCTTTGGATTTGTCGCAGGATTGATACCGCCTTCACCTTCAATCTTAGATGCAGCCTTTGCGTTGTTGCCTAAAAAACGTCCCCCAATCGGGTATGGGTAGTCAAATGTGTTTTCCGGCAACCCAACGCCTTGTGCTTTACGGAAGTTATCGAAGCCAGCCATCAAAAGGTTGGCCTGTGGATCTGCACCGCCAGTCCAAGCTGCCATCGGATCTGCAAACATCTCAACAAATTTTGAACGACCTAATTCTTCACCATATTCATCGATAAACTCTTTTTCGAGCTGGCCCATGTAATACCAGTCAGATGTATTCGGTCTATCACTACCTTTTTCATATGCCTCAAGAAGATTTTGCTTAGATTTAGGGTCACCATAAAATTTTCTATATTTATCTATTGTTTCTTGCTTTGCTGGCAAAACAGAAAGCGTTTGATTTGGCTGCGACGCGACCGGATACTTGTATCGGTCAACAGTGAAGCGATCGGCGATGTTAAAATACGGGTCATAGTCGCCAGCATTGATGCGACGCTGCGTGGCATCGCGTAATTTCTTTACGGCTTTAGCTTCTGGGCTTTCGCTTTTCGCTAAATACTCTTTGCCCTTTTTCTTGTCGAATTTAGTGACCGGCGGCGTCACTTCAGGATAACGCTGCCGCAAAGCGAATTTTATAATGTCATCCAGTAAATTCATCACCACTTCACCTTGTTTGCCCAGTAAGCCGCAGACATCTTGCCCTTGGCTATGTTTTTCGCATGACGCGCTTTAAACGACTTGCTGCGCGCCGTAGTTTTCTTGTCGCCACTGACACCCTGCTGGCCAAAGCGGATCGTCTTAACCTTGTCGCCGTCCTTAGCAACCACGACGTGCGATTTCGTCGGGTGCTTAGGCGTGCGCTTTGGCTTGTTATATCCAGATACGCCGACACGAGATAACCGAGCATCTTTCTTCTTCTCAGGCATCAGATTGACTTCTTTAGCCTTCCAAGGCAAACGCCAGCCTTCTTACACGCTGCCGGTGTTGGACAGCCTTTACACGGGATACCAGTGGTCGTTGTCGCGGACATCACTTCTTCCTCTTCTTAGCTTTTGCCTTTTTAACAGCCTTTAAGTCGGCTGCGGTAATCTTCTTACGGTTGCCAGCCATTGCGGCTAACTTCTTCTGCTTGGGCGAGTATTTGCTATATGGCATTACGACTGAACCTTCTTCTCCCACTCATAACATTTCACTTGCACGATCGTATGTGTCGGATAACGCACTTGCAGCGATATGACGCCGTTTTGCATAAAATCCGCAACGCATTGTTCCTCGGTCGCAAAGGCTGGGCCTCCAATCGCAAAGCAGTTCGCTTGCGCGCATAAAAGAACAAACGCCGTAAACATTACATCACTTCTTCGCCTTCTTCTTCGGTTTCTTCGCGGTCTTAGCCGCTGCCTTAAACGCTTTCGCGCTCGGAGCGCCCTTCGAGCCGACCTTGCGCATCTTTTCGCCAGACCCCGCCGCAATGCGTTTACGCTTGGCGTGGATGTTCGCATACAGTCCCTTCTTGGGCATCGTGAGCTCCTTTTAACGCGTTATGCACATAATACAGGAAAATCGTTGTAAATAAACCCCGCGCGTGGGAGGCCGCGCGGGGGAGCCTTGCAGCTCTTGCGGCGTGGGAGGGAGGAACCGCATGCACATTTTTTACCATTTCGCGTAATTTTTCGCAATTAGAGGGTTGTACTTTGTATCTGTTAACATTATGTTAACTGTATCAGTAACGGAGGATTACAAAATGACTTATGATTGCATTAAATGTGGCGGCACTGGCGAAATCGCCGCGCACAGAAACGTGCTTAGCGGTGTTTGCTTCAAGTGCAATGGCACCGGCAAGCAGGAGCGTCAGCCGCTGCCACCGATGAAAAAGTTTTATTGTAAGTTTGACGGCGCGACTGTTTTTACAAAATCAGCACGCACCGCAGAAGGCGCTCGGAAGATGGCTATCGCTCACTGGAAGCGTTGCGCTTATAAACCTGCCTTCGTCAACATCACTGATGAAAGCCAGATTACGGTAGAGGAGTGGGCAACATGACCTTCTTCTACGCGCTCGTCATCAACTACGCTTTGCAGGGGCATCCCCTGCAGACGCAAATGTACTTCGAAAGCTCAAGGGCGTGTTACGACGCCCTGAGAGCTGCGGAGAGGCTGTCTGACGCAATGCCGGCGGATCTCTACTGCGAGAACACAGGTAAGCTGTCAGCATCAATACGGCCAAAGCTACGGCCAGAAAACTTGGGAGAGTAAATATGGGACTACTTAGAAACATTTTTAACAAGGCGTATGCTGTCATATCGAGGCTATGGAAAAAGCCAGCGCCAGAGCAACCCAAAAAGCGCAAAAAGATAAAACAGCGGTCGCGTGATCACTTGGGCGCGCACTACTACCTCGGCGACTTGCTCGACCAGCTCGACAACGCGTTCAAATCGCTGGACAGCCTCAAGAAGGTCAACAGGGGCGCGTATAACACTTTTAGCAAAGTTTCGTGCCACGTAACATCGACAGACTTAATCAGAGGGACTGGCAATCAGTATAGCATTACGCGCGATCAAATACCGTCAGTGGGGTGCAGCTTCCTAAGCGACACAGGAGATAAAAGAATTACAAAAGTTGTAGACGGAGTTGAGTTTAGGGCGCCGACATTTTGCTATTTCAAGCGCATAAAAAATCCAATCAACGTGCAGCAGACAAATGGCATCACGCTTGAGGTTTGCAGCGTCTTTGAGTTTGATAATGGGCCAGAGGCTGTGAATTATTACGTTTCCATAGACGAAGACTTAAACATAACGCCTCTCAAAGAGCTTCATGTTAAGCAAGTGCCTGTGCGACCAAAGGTGTCTCGCAAAAACAACAGGCCATTCAGCATACGCAGGGCGTACTGGCAGCAAGCTCCATACATTGAAAATATGGCAAAAGAGCACCATGAAACCGTAGAAGAGGCCGCGGCATACCTCACTTGGATCGCCATAAACTCTGTTCTCGCAATGGATAGCGGCGTGCATGTACGCGTCGCAAAAGGATCAAAACGCGTTACATTCGCTATCGACATGCTGCGCACGCCGTACTTCTTTAAAGATCGCGATAAAACGGTCAACGAAGATGGGAAAACACAAAAAATCTTTCACGTCGTTGCGGGCCATAAACGTAAGCTGGCAAACGGCGAGGAGACGACAGTGAAGTCGCACTTCAGAGGTATACGAAAATTCATGTGGAACGGATTTAAAATCAATATCCTTCTAAATGGAAAACACATGAGATCCTTCAACGAAAACAACATTGACGGCATTGAATTATTGCAAAGTGAACCAATGCCAGAGGGCTATGTAGACGCGCAAAAAATCATAAACGCAGCAAGCGAGGTATACGATAGAGCTTAAACACCATGGGCGCCGCATCTGCGCCCACCGTAAGCCATGAGTGCGGGGGCGGGTTTTTACCTCATACGTTTTACCGCCAAACCATGGCAGCGTGAGCCAGTTGGACATTTGCTGGTGATCACGTATAGAGGGGCGCACCACACGCCCCTCTTTTTACCAACGTAACGGGAGGACGATATGAAGACAAAAACGCAGCAAACCGCAAATGTGCGTGCAGCCGTCGCAAAGGCGCACGTTGACCAGATAAAAATGAACAAAGGATGCGCGCGATGCGGATACAAGGAACACCCAGTCGCGCTGCACTTCAACCACATCCACCCGTGCACAAAGGACAGGTCAGTCTCTAAGTTGGTGCAGAAAGGCTCAATGGAGCCAATATTACGCGAAATCGAAAAATGCGAGATACTCTGCGCAAATTGCCACGCGATCCATACATTCGCCAACAAGCATTACCTGACGCCCGCCTAAATCACTAAACCACCCCACGTATCCCGCGCTTCAACGGCTTGCTCCACGCGCCGGACGACGCGCGGCCATACGCCATCGTCGTGTGGTCGTTCGCCAGTGACAAGCAGACAGCATCGGCGCGGTCGGGCGAGTTAACGCCGCGCTTCTTCATCGCCTCCTTGCTCTCAACTTGCATCTTGCCAGACGAGGTAAAATGATACCGCGGCGCCGCAAGATCCGCATACAACGCGTCATCCTTCGGCAGCTTAACGTCCATACCCTCTAACCACTGCTTCGCCTTAAACCACAGCTCAGCGCGCAAGTTGATGTACGTCTCCTTCTGCGAAGACCGCTCCGACACGTTCAAGCCACGCGCCGGCAGGTCAAGCTCCCGCAAGCGATCGAGCACGCCCGCCCCAAAGCCATTACTGTCAACGATGATCTCGACCGGACGCTTGGACGGCGGCAGGGCATCGTACTCCGCCTTCACGGCGCCAGTGAGCTGCATCAAATCGAGGTTACGCCAGACCGTCAGCGGATGGATCACCGGCCCCTGCCTCTTGCACAACACGCTGCTGTCGTTGCCCTGCCTCGCAACGTCCAAACCCCATATGGCTGGCGTGTCGTCGCTCAGGCGGATCTCGTTGTTCATCGCGTGCTCGATCAGAGAAACCGGAATAACCGTGTCCTCCTCACTCGGGGGAAAGTTGCCAAGTACACGCACATGATACGCCGGACTGTCCTCGCCGTAACGCTTCTTCATGTCTTCAACGAAATCCTCGCTCACGCGCGGGCTGTCAACGCAGCTCACATGCATCGTGTACCAGTCCTCACGCAAACGATTGTGCGTGTCATAAAAGAAACCCGTGTTACGCGTCGGGTTGCCGGTGAGCACCGTCGTAGCGCTGTGGCCAGACATTGAGCCTGACGCGGCCTCGAAGACGGCATTCGGCACGCCAGACGCCTCGTCGGCGATGAGCAGCACGTTTTCGCTGTGAACACCAGCCAACGCCTCCGGCTGCTCGGCGCGTGACGTCCTGCACGAAATAAACGTGGCCTCAGGCTGGCTCTTCAGCTCAATCCGGTCAGACTTGATTTCGAGGAGGTCGTTAAACGGAGGCTTCAAGCGCTTGGCCACGTTCTTCATCTCCGCGAAGCAGGCGTCAAACAACTGGGAGCTCGTAGGGGCGGTGACAACCGTCTTACTCGGCACGCGCATCA